CTCCGTAGTCGCCGGCGACATCGCGGGCGGCGCCGGCCTGGAGCTTTTTTATGATACCGAAGACGATCCGGAGTATGACCGGATTGAACAAACGGAGCAGTCAGACCTTGAGTTTTTACAGAAAATCTGTGCTGATGCTGGCCTGGCCTTGAAGGTGTCTGACGTCCAGGTCATCATCTTCGACGAGGCAAAATACGAGCAAGCGGATCCGGTTGACACGATTATTAAGGGCCAGGCTAGAATAAAAAGCTGCGGCGGGAGAACCACTCTGACCGGTGTGTATGCTTCCTGCCGGGTTGATTACCACGACGCTGAGAAAAAAGAGAGCATCACAGCTGAATTCACCCCGCCGAACCCGCCAAAAACAGGGCGGGTTTTGGTCGTGAATGAGCGTGTTAAGTCGGTTGCCGAAGGTGATAGGCTTGCGAAAAAGAAACTGCGTGAGGCGAACAAGGACGGTACGACGTTTTCCATCACCCTTATGGGTGACATTAAATATCTGGCCGGCTTGACTGTGGTCCTGTCCGGTTGGGGTGCCTTCGACGGCAAGTATATCATTACCCAGGCCGCACACGGTCAGCAGGGTGGGTACGAAACAAAGCTGTCACTGCGCAAGTGTTTGGAGGGGTACTAATGACGGACCCGGTTCTGAAAAATCTTATACGGGTTGGCATTGTCTCCTCCACGAGCCCGGAAGCTTGCACAGCGCGGGTAGCCTTTGGGGACCGTTCAAGCATTGTTTCTTACGATCTTCCCGTCCTGGTCCGGGGTGCCCTGCAGAACAAAGACTACTGGATGCCGGATTCCGGCGAGCAAGTCGTGTGTGTTTTCCTTCCATCAGGGAACGCCCAAGGATTTATCCTGGGTTCTTTGTATTCGGCTAAGGACGCGCCACCAGTGTCCAATAGCGATAAGCGTCACATCAAGTTTTCGGACGGTACCGCGGTTGAGTATGACCGGGTCACACACACCATGACCATCGACGCAAAAGGGCCGATCAATATCATCGCAACCGGTAACGTAAACGTCACCGGCGACGTGACGGCCGACGGAATTAGCCTAAAAACACATGTTCATAGCGGCGTAATGACTGGAAGCGGAAACACCGGCGCGCCCGTAGGGGGTGCATAACGTGATCGGAACTTTTGGAGACGTCGTTTTCGAGGTATCTGCTGAAAAAATTCGCACCTTTGACAATTTTACGAGGGCAAGCGCAGAACGCTGGGTGGTCCATGAAATCATTGGCCAGAAACCTCTCTCCGAATTTATCGGTCCTGGCTTGGATTCGATTGGATTTTCAATGCGCTTTGATGCGCAGCACGGAATGAATCCGCGTGTGGAAATGGAAAAATTGCTTGTCATGTCACGCTCAGGGCAAGCGGAAACGCTGATAATCGGCGGCAAGGGTCTGGGCGTAAATAAATGGGTCATTAAGAGCCTGACCCAAAAATGGACGACCGTTGACAACCGGGGAAACCTCCTGGTCGGGGTCATGGAGGTTACGCTTGAAGAGTATGTGTAAGGTGGTGGATTTAGTTGCCTGAGTATGAAGTCACCAATGATTTAACTGAAATTGACTTCAGCGCAACTGGAGTAACTGAAATACTCCAAAATGTCCGCATGATCCTGGCCACCCCGGAAAATTCTTGCCCGATGGACCGTGCTTTCGCCTGGAATCCTGATATCTTGGACGCACCGATCAACGTGGCCCAGGGTAGGATTACCGCCCGGCTTGTGGCGGCCATCCGGAGATACGAGCCGCGTGCGCAGGTGCTGGGCGTGTCTTTCCGGGGGGACGGGCTGAGCGGCGTTTTAGAGCCGGTTGTGAGAGTGGGGGTGGCAGATGACACGGTTTAATTTACCAGAAATTACTTTTGTTGAAAAGTCGGCTGAGCAAATTGAGGCAAATATCGTTAACACCTACGAGCAGCTTACGGGGTATAGACTGAGCCCGACTGATCCCCGCCGGAAGTTCCTGCAGGCGGTAGCCCTGATTATAGCCCAGCAGCGCGCGTTGATCGATTTTAGCGCCAAGCAGAACCTCCTTGCCTACGCGGTGGGGGACTACCTGGAGCACATCGGGGCGCTGTCGGAAACGGAGCGCCTACAGCCGACTTACGCCAAGACTACGGAGCGCTTTACACTGTCCACGGCCCAGCAGCAGACCATACCAGCTGGCACCAGGGTAACAGTTGGAGATAATGTTTTCTTTGCCACCACCCAGAGTGCAGCTGTCCAGGCCGGCCAAACATATGCGGACGTTGAGTGCCAATGTACTCAAGCGGGGGCCGTTGGAAACGGGTACCTGCCCGGGGAGTTAAACAAACTAGTAGATCCCATCCAATGGGTGCAGTCGGTTACCAATATCACCGAAAGCGAAGGTGGAGCGGATATTGAGGCGGACGATCCATATGCCGAGCGCATCCACCAGGCTCCGGAAAGCTTCTCTGTGGCCGGTCCTGATGGTGCTTATCTATACTGGGCCCGAACGGCCAATCAGTCTATCATAGATGTTTCGGTCAGGAGCCCGTCCCCGGGTGTGGTTGAAATTAGGCCCCTATTGCAGGGCGGTGAAATACCCGGGCAGGAACTCCTTGACGAAGTCTTGTCGGTTTGCAGCGATAGAAAAATTAGGCCGCTGACAGATAGCGTTCAGGTCCTGGCCCCAGAACAGGTGACTTACGATATCGAGCTGACCTACTATATCAAAACTACTGACTCCAGCGTTGCAGTCGGCATTCAAGCCTTGGTCAATCAGGCTATCGATGGCTATAAGCTTTGGCAAAAGTCTAAACTGGGACGTGGCATCGACCCGTCAGAGCTTATCGCACGGGTAAAAAATGCAGGAGCCAAGAGGGTTGCCGTGACACTTCCAGCACACCAGCAGGTGGAGTTATGCCAGGTAGCGGTGGACAACCTTATCACGGTCACATACGGAGGGCTTGAGGATGACTGATATATATACAATTAACCTCATTGATATCCTGCCACAAAGCATCAAGGAAGACCCCCAGGTGAAGGCTATGGCCACTGCAATCTCCCATGAATTACAGGAGATATCTAACGAAATCCATAGGTGTATTTTAATCCCGCGCGTTATTAAGTTGCAGGATCCGGATTATCCCCTTGAATTCCCTGATGGGGTTGTGGATTTACTTGCGTGGCAATTTCATGTTGATTTTTACAATCCGGATTACCCTATCGAGATAAAGCGCGATCTGGTTAGCAACGCGCTCCATTTGCATCGGCGCAAAGGGACGCCAGTGGCCATTGAAGAGTTGATTGCCACGGTTTTTGGCGACGGTAAAGTTGTTGAGTGGTTCGAGTATGGTGGCGCACCGTACATGTTCAAGGTCGTTACATTTAATCAGTCGGTGACCGGGGAGCAGGCCGCTGAGTTTACCCAGGCACTTAATTCAGTCAAGAACACTCGTTCATGGCTTGAAAGCATCGAGATAACTATAACCGACGATCTACCCATTTATTTCGCTGGAATCGTTTATTCCGGCGATAATCTTACGTTAGAGCAGGTGGTGTAAATTGAGCGCTTTCGGAGGGCTAATCTTTACGAACAAGGGCCGAAACCTGCAGGCGAAAGCTGAAATAGGCACGCCGTTGAGCTTTACACGGATTGCGGCGGGGGATGGAGAGCTTGGCGGAAGCTCTATTCTAGACCTCAACGCATTGAAGCATGAAGTAATGTCTTTTGGGATCAGCAAATTGAAGACCCTCCTGAGCGGAAAGGCCGCAATCGGAACGGTCTTATCCAACCAGGAGCTCCTGGTTGGCTTTTATTTCCGTGAACTGGGTGTCTTTGCTCAGGATCCGGACCTCGGTGAAATCCTATATTGTTACGGAAACGCGGGGACTGTCGCAGAATACATTCCCGCCGGCGGGGGCCCGGACATCGTCGAGAAGTATATTGACGTTATCGCGATTATAGGTAACGCAACGAGCGTGAGCGCTGTCATTGACGAGTCGCTTGTTTTTGTTTCGATGCCGGATTTTCAGGACCACCTGAGCGCAAGCTCACCACATATTATCCAGGACGCCACGACAGGCACCGAGTATAAGTGGGGGATTGATAACGGCCAGGTATATATTGAGGAGGTCGGTTAGGTGACGATCGGGGATAAATTGTTTGTTGCGGATAAACCGACGCTTGATAGTGTCAAAGCTCTAATTGGGGCATCCAATCCGGCAAGTGGCGACCTGACGACATTGTTTAAAGGGCTTAAACTTATCAACACGCTTATTGGCGCCACGGGGGACGGTGCCGGAGTCGTCTCGGTTTTTGGCAAGCTGGCTGCTATTCTGGCGGATACAGATCTAATTAAGGGTTATACCGATCGGGTCGAGGACTACACTGATACAGTCGAAACGCTTATCGGTGCTGCAAGCCCGGCGTCCGGCGACCTGACGACCGTCTTCCGGGGCTTAAAGCTGATCGCCGACTACGTGGACACGCTGGAGACAAAAGTAGGTTTAAACAACGATGCAGCCGGTACCACTACGCTATTCGCCCGTCTTGCACAGATAGCGGGCTACGTTGATCAGGTCGAAG